TCTGTTAATATTGGGTCTTTACTTGCCTTCGTATCCCATCCAATAGTATAAGCCACTCCTCCTTTATGTTCGTTCACCACCTTGTCGTTATACTGTGGTAGTATCTTTGAAGCTATCCATCGTAGATGTGTGAGCTTTGTGTTCAACAATGTAATGTCTAAGTGTGTCTTGTCTTTAGTAGTAGTCAGCTTCTCCATCTCTTCAAAGCCTTTGTCAAGATTAGTTAAAGCTCCATTCATTCTAGCCTGGGTGACACTGTCTTTGAACTTGTCATCCTTTGACATCCATTCATAGACTGTCGTTAGACTTGGAAACTCCGCTGATGAACAGATCTTGCTTAGTGGTATCCCATTCATCAAGTTGATCTCGATGTCGCTCTTCAATATATCTTTTGATCTGTTCTTCGCTATAGCTTTGGAATTGTTTAAGTTTTGAATAGGCTTTGATTTTACCATCTAATGTTTTAGCTCCAGTAGACATACCACCATGATACTTGCATCGACCATTAGCCAAGGCTTTAGCCTGGCATGGGTTGCCATCATATTTACGAGCAGCACCACAAGTGATCTTGCGTAAAGGTCTTCCTACCATGTTGTGAATTTTATACAGACTGAATCCAGTCTAATACAATCTATATACAATATTGTAGTCTTTGTCGAATTGTTTTTTGATCGTTAGCAACAAAGGTCATCATAAATAAATTGTTTTTACACTTCTTTGATAGTGTGGATCTGTGCTTACCAAAGAGATACTCCATCTTCTTCCAAGGTAGTTTCTTAGCTCGATACCATAACATCTTGCGTTCATCTTCATCTTTGACATAAGCTATCAAGTCATGCACTAAAGCTAATCGAGTAAGTTGTTTGCCAGAAGGTGGAGGTAGTTTGATATAAGCCTTATCCCATCCATAAGCGAGCCAATCCTTAGGTATATCAACCCATTGTGCTTTATATCCTTTAGGCTTGATGCTCGGTAATCTTCTGGCAGTTCTCATACTTTCTTCGAACCAGCTCCACAATGTGTAGCTGTCAACTTCAATAGTAAATCGCTGTAAATTCTTTTCAGCTCTCATTTACCATTACACATCATCTTAGCGTAGTTCAATGCTTCAGTGTGTGTTTCTTCATCGTTAAGTTTATCTATCCATTCTGAATAACGATCTCTTGATAGTTTGTATAACATCTGATTACGATACTTATGTTCCATATTCTGATGATAAGTTCTTCCACTATCGACTACTGATCGATACTTCATAGATTTAATCTTTGCTATGTGCTTTACCATATCTTTTATTTCCACGACATTACTCCTCTCAGTTGATTTATTAGTTAATTCATTTAGTTGATTATTAGTAAATTGGGGGATCAGTGCTGATCTATGTTCCGATCTGTTCTGATCTATGTTGTGATCAGTGCTGATCTCTGTTAGGTACTCAACTGATCTATAATCAATGCTGTAATCGTTAGCTCTGCCTGGATATCCTTTGACATTACGAACAAGATAGCCACAGTCGATTAACTTTTTTATTCCTCTTCTAGCAGAGATAAGGGATATGTTGGCATCATCTGCAATGCGTTGTTGAGAGGGAAATAGTTTTCCAGTTTTATTGTTAGCTCTATCCAAAAGATAGAACATCACTCTGCGTGAAGTATCGTTAAGCCGACAATCGGCATTAACAAACTTTAGGAGTTTCCACTTATTGAGGAGCATTGCCTTTTAGCCTGTCTTTCACAATCTTTTTCATAGTTAGTCCACCAAAATTTGTTCTCTTCTATTAGCTTTTTGTAGTGTTGTGCTAAGTCTTTCCAAATAGGGTGAGGTGCATTACTTTTTTTCATTAAAAATCATTCTGTTTTCTGTTAGTTGGAGGGGTATCATTTCGACTATGCAGCCGCCTGGCAGATAGATTTCTGCTCCTCTGTCGTTATCTTCTAAGCATTGGGAACGATATACGATCCAATCCCCAAGTATTTTAGGGTTAGGAACGACATATCCACACTCCATGACATATTTAGCTGAACCATCAAACTTCTCTTTCCAGCCAGTTTCTTCAGTAGGATCACGCCATATAACTAAGTTGATATTCTTGGATTTTTTAACTGCGAGCTTAAAATAGTCCATATAGGTCTAAATTTATCATTAAAAGACCATATATGACCATATACCTATGTTAGAACATTTTAGTAGTTATACATAGACATTCTAGTTCTATTTGTTATCTTGTGTTCGTGAATACAATAAATCATATTCCTTACTTTATGAAACATAGGCTTAGACATTTTTTTGACGAAGCAAAAAAAGTAGGTAAAAATCAAAAAGAGTGTGCAGAGTACCTAGGTATTACGCATAGAGCTATGAATAGAATAGTTAGTAATCCAGATCACGATCTAAAAGCCTCACAAATAAACAGAATAGCTTCATACTTAGAAATAGTACCAGTAGAAATATATCAAGAACCTATACTTCAATTAATTAATTGTTTTCAAAACCAAGATGACCAAATTTATTTTTACGATAATAAAAAAGAATCTCATTACTTAGAACTTCCAGCTAGCTCTCATCCGCAATTAAGAAGAAAAGATTTAATTATTATGCAAAATTTAAACAGAACTAGAGAGTGGGATTTTGGTTATATATTATGTTTTACACCTTTTGTTGATCCTAGAACGATTGATAAAACTGAGATATTTGGCTTGATAGAGAGTGAAGATAAATCTCATTATGAGCTTTGTGTTCTTCGTAAGCCAACAACAAACCTTCATAATAATAGATACAATGTCAGTTCTTTTATGACTTTTCATGTAAGACAAAACATGGAAGTAAAAGAAATTGCACAGTTTATGTCTAGCTCTAATGCTAAGATGTTTAATTACAAAACTGTTCCACTTTAATTTTTCTTAAATACGTTATCCACAACTAATTGCGTCATTTACACTAGATATATACCTAACTGTTAATTAAATAGTCTTTTAATGTCTAAATAGACATTTACTTGCACATTTATATAAAGTTTAATAGTTGCATATATGAACAGTAGTATTCCACAGTATTTCTTAGATAAAAACCTCAACCATTTCTCACCAAGCCAAGCAAATATGCCTGTAGATCAATGGTATTGGAAATATTTTAATTGTGACCAGGAAACCAGAAGATCTTTTAAAGGTTCTTCTAAAATGAACTCTGGTGTGCAAGTAGGCAATGGATTAGATCAATGGATAACTAGTGGTGTGCAGCCAAAAACTATGAGTGAGGTTAAAGGATCAAAGCCATACCTTGGTGTTGATGACAAAGATAGGCTGCAAATAGATCAAGATAAAGAATCTTTCTTACCTACAATATTAAATGCTTATAAGGCTTATGAAGAAGTAGGTATTCTTAAAGAGGATAAAATATTATTTGAAAATTACGTTTCTGGAACCTTTGAAGGGGTGTTTATGCCTACCATTGGTAGAACAGACGCACAGTCAAAAAAACTTATTATAGAGCTAAAAACAAAGTGGAGATCACAAAAAACTGGTACTAAAAAAGATGGTACACCTTTTGCTGCTTCTAAATCTAGTTCACCAAAGAAGCCAAGTTATAATCACCTATTACAAACTGCCTTCTATTATAGTTTTACAAAAGATGTCAAAGCATTTTTAGTTTATGCCAGTGAAAAAGATTACGCCATTTATGACATAGACGAATACTTTCCAAAAGATTTGATGCACGAATTTAGAAACAAACTTTTAGTCAAACAAAACTTGGCATCTATTAATGATGGTAAAAAATTTATCGAGCCAGACTTTAGTCACTTTGGTTGGGATATAGGCACAGAACATTTAGAAAAAGCAAAGGAGTTTTATGGATACAACAGACAAGATAACTGAGTGTCAAAGAAGATTAGCAGAGGTAGATGGCATAAAGTTAAAAGGCAATCACTACACACCAGTAAAAGATAGATTAAGAATATTTAGAGAAGTCTTTGGCATGGAATATGAAATGCGTACTGACTATGAATATAGAGATGAATCTATTATCTGTAAGTCCTGGCTACAAAAAGATGAAAAAATTTATGCAGTAGGTTTAAGTGAGGTTTATAAAAATTCAAGGTCTAATAAAGTCATTGAGATGGCACAGACTGTTAGTCTAGGTCGTATGATGAGTGCATTAGGTTTGGATGGAGGCGAGTTTGCTAGTGCTGACGAGATAGCAGAGTTTATTTCTGAGCAAAGCGAGCAACAAGAGAACTCCGCAAATGAGAGTGGTGCATCAATAGAGCCTCCTAAAACAAAAATTGTGCCACTCTCAAAAAAGAAAGACGATGAGATCATAAAATTATTTGATAGTGCAAAACATTTAGGAGATGTCGAAGAGGTTTTTTCTAAGCATAGAGATCAGATAATTAATAATGAAACTCTACAACAAACATACAACAAAAAGAAAGAAGGTATCAATGAGTGGTTATGAATTAAAATTAGGTAAAGGTAATATGTTTTCAAACGAACCAAAAAAAGACAGTGATAAACATGATTATTATGGAACTATATCAATGCCTAGGGATGTAAAAGCTGGGGAACAAATTAAATTACATGGGTATAAAAACATGGCTGATAGTGGAAGAAAGTATATTGGGTTCCAGATCTTAGATAAAAGAGAAGATGATCTTTAATGTCAGAGGCGTTTCATCAACTTAACAGAACTTCTGTAGAGCAAGAAAAGTATGATGCTTTTGATAGATATACCAGGAAGGTTAGAGATTTAGTAGTTGTACAAAGAGAAGATCAACATGGTGATTTTAAAGAAACTCATGCTGACATAGCAACAGTTTGGAATTTAGTTTTAAGAAATAAATTAAAAACAGAATTAAGATCTAGTGATGTAGCTCTATGTATGGCTGCACTTAAATTAGTAAGATGTACTAAGCCTGGTTTTAATCAAGATAACTATGATGACTTAGGAGCTTATACTGGTATTACAAAAGTATTAAAGCTGCAAGAAACTGGAAGCATACCGCCAGCACAAGGTCATATTAAGGAGAGCAATGACACCTAAACAAGCAAAAGTTTTAGTAGCGTTGAAAGATTATTGGAACGAAAACCAGTATGCTCCTACATATTCAGAGATGGCTAAAGTTTTAAAATACAAAACTCCTAATGTTGTTAGCAACATGGTTTTTCAGTTAGCAAAAAAGGGATATGTGACTGTCTTACCGAACACCGCCAGGTCTATAGAGATCACACAAAAGGGAAAAGAGTATGGAAAAAATTAATAATCCATTACCCATAATAAAGAAAATTCTAAAGCAAATTGAAAAAGAAAATAAAAATTTAAAAATAGTAAAACAGAAAACTATGAATAATAAATTTGGAGAAGAAAAAATAATCCTTGGCAAGAGAAATCTATCATAGTAGGGGAGATGATTTTAATGAGTGGCACCGCAGCATTGAAGATAAAATAGCTGCTATAGATATTGACCTGGTGTCAGTTTGTAGAAAATGTTATGAGCCACTTTGTTTATATGAAACTGCTTTTGATAAAAACCAAACTTATAAGACTTGCACCACAACTAGACGATTAGCACAAAGAGCTGGCTTACCGAGCTTTTTAATATTTTATAATATACCAGTGACCAGGCTAAGAATTACTCAACTCACACCTATATATAAAAAAGAAAGAATTATTAGACCTCTCACATTGAAGAGATATTTTATTAAACTACAAGAAGATCACATAAAGGAGTGCCATAAATGACAGCAATAACATCAGACAACCCTATGAAGCCTATCCTGGTTAAATATTATCGTGATACATGGCAACCCATGCCATTATTAGTTGATAAATCTTTAAGAATAAATGGTCTACGTTATAGTAAAAAAGAAAATTATTATTACGCAGATATTCTTTTCTATGTAGGTAATAGAAAATGGGAAGTTGTTATGAGAGATAGTGGAATTGAATTTGATAAATTTAATAATAGTCTTACACACACCAGTGAAAAATGGAGATTGTGGGGAGTAAAGTTTTACAGTAAAAAGACTGGCGGAGATGGTTCAGATTTAAAACACCCAGATTTGCCAGATAAATATTGGAAATAAACCTCTATATTTGACCATACAGAGGGTTTTGGTAGGGTACCCAGTATGATTGGATACCCCTAAAATTGGTTAATTTATAAAAGATTTAATTATATTGTCTGTAATCTGCTTATTCTCATCAGCCTGGAAAGTAATGTAATCGTCTTGTGTTTTACTATCTGCATGACCAACTTGTAATTGTATAGCTTTAGCATCAGCTCCAGCAGCTCGCATTTTTGACATCATATATCTTTTAAAATCTTTTGTAATTAATGGATGATCTGTAATGTCTAATGACTTTTTAATCTTTAATAAGATCTCACGACAATATTGATAACCTATATCAAAGACTTGTTTTGTTGGAACTTCTTCCTTATTAATATTTTTTAAATCAATTTGTGATTGAATATAATTTCTAAACTTAGGTAAAAAACTATCTTCAAAAAATACTACTCTTTCGCCTCTGTCAGCTAAGTTTGATCTTAAAAAACCAGACTTATTCATAGCTTTAATAGTACCATGTCTTTGACTAGACTTAGATCTTTTAAAATTAATAGTTTTTTTATTAAAATCTATATCACCCCATTGAAGTGCAGCTACCTCACCCCATCTAGCACCAGTAGCTAACTCTAACTCAAAAATAAACACAGCTTGTTTTTCAAGAGTGGTTCCATAATTAAATATATCCTGGATACTATTAAAAACATTTTTCATTTGTTCATCTGTAAGAGATTTATGTTCTTTTGGTTGATAGGGATTTATTTTTATTGGTGAAGTTTTAGATTTAAAAGACGTAGTAGGGGAGTAATCAATTTTGCCAAGCTGCTCTTGAAGAAGCATCATTACATGAAATTTATCGAAACCAAATCTAACCATGCGTGATGACAAAGTACATTTACTAGAATTTAATTTATTAATAAGATCACCCACAAACATTTTATCTACACTTGATAGTGGAGTTGCTTCATTAAGGTATCCAGAATTAAAAAAATCATTAATATTTCTTTCGTAAGCAAGAACAGTATCTTGGTCTATGCCTAACTTAGATAGAGGATTTTTTAATCTTAAATCTTTTTGATTATTCCAATAATCAATTAAATCTGCTTTAGCAGTTCCTAGTGTAAAAGTATTTATAGAAGTAGTAGCAATTTGTTGGTCGACTGGATCTTTAAGAAAGTTTTTCATTTCTTCAAAAGCCTCAGCGTAAGTGCTACGTTGTATTTTTTTGTAAATTATTTTTCCAGACTTATCTCTTTTGTCTGTTGCTACTTTGGAAACATATTTCCATTTACCATTTAATTTTACTTTGGTCGGTTTCATAGTTATTTCATCCTTATAATTAATTAAGAATAATTTAACAAATTCCTACCGACATTCCTACCGATTTCCTACCGATATAGACTGTGTAAACTTAGTATACAAACATCAACATTCTTGTATAAATCAAGTATATCAGTGTTTTTGTTGTTGATATGATTTAAATTATAAAGTTTTCAAGACTGTTTTTTTTGTTGATAACTAACAATTAAATTCGAATTTTAAGTCAATCTACCGATATCTACCGATATAAAATCATTGGCGGAAGGGGTGGGATTCGAACCCACGGAGGACTTGCATCCTCGCTTGTTTTCAAGACAAGTTCCTTCAACCACTCAGACACCCTTCCATATAACGAAGGGTATTTTATATATTATTTTTTCTTTTTAGGAAACCCAGCTTTCATGTTCTTGTAAGACTTAGCTGAGATAGTTGAGTT